ACTGTAGTTTTTCATAAACGAGCCATTGCTGCTGTTCTTCTTGTTCCTGTTGACGGTTATCCATTATTTATCCTTTAGCGAATTTCTTATTGAAGATGATATTGTTAGGTTGTGCTTCCTTAGTAGTTTGTATCTTTGCAGCCTCCTTTTGCTCACGACGAACACGTTCAAAAGTTTTACGAATGTTTGTTTTGCCAGACGAGACATATTTGAAACTCGGGTCGAGGATTGATGTCATAGGCTGTCTAAAAGTAACGATAGGAGAAACAACAGAAAGATGACTTTACCAGAATGACGGTCAATGAAGTCAGCTAGCTTATCGTCTGCTCTGAATAGTTTGTTCATGCTTCTTTCCCCTTAAAGTAGTTTTCTGCTTCCCGGTCTTTGTGTTCCTGATACAACCTGTCCTGATGCTCAAAATACCTATCATCGTCAGTCTCATCGTATGCCGGTAAGTTTTTAGCCTTAACGGTACGGTTAATCATTCCGATAATGAACCGTTGCAGATTGTCACGGAGTTGGATAGGATTTTGATGATGCTGCGACCAAACCCATAACATCTGTGAAAACTCCTCGCCAATATCTGCGGCTGTCATGTGGCAAAGTACATCGTCAGGATGTCCGTCCAGTAGCTCGTAAAGTAGGAACTGCTCGAATTCTTGTGCGTTCATATTTATCCCCTAGTCAGTTACCGCCACGAAATAATGCCATAGATCAATAGGTGAGTGTAAAATAATTTCTATAAAGATATGTCTATTCGAGTCAAGAACTGGTCTCAGTTCCAGCATTTCAAAGATCGTAAGCCCATCTGGATCAAGCTCTATCGTGAGCTGTTGGACGATATTCAATGGCATGAACTTGATGCCAAGTCCTCCAAAGTCCTAGTCATGCTCTGGCTTTTAGCGTCAGAAGATGATGGCAATTTACCCGACATTAAGACCATCTCCTTTAGGCTTAGGATGCCTGAAAGTGAGGTAAATGCTTGTATATCAAGGCTTTCTCATTATCTGGAGCAAGATGCTAGCACCGTGATATCAAGCGTATATCAGCCTGATACCCTAGAGAAGAGAAGAGAAGAGACAGAGAAGAAGCCTGTTTCGTTAGAAATCCCTGATTGGATTGATGTTAACGATTGGAAAGATTTTGTTGAGATGAGAAAGAAGATCGGTAAACCTATGACCGATCGAGCATCAAAGTTAATTATTTCCAAATTGGAAAAAATGAAAGTTAAAGGAATTAGTCCATCTGTTTCGTTGCAAAACAGCATCCTTAACGCTTGGCAAGACGTTTACGAACCTAAAGTCCACACTCAACAAAATTCTATGGGCAGGAGAGTTCTATGAGAGACCCATTTCTAATCGACGAACCCACGGTCATAAGTTTCTCAGGAGGTAGAACGTCTGCTTACCTATTGTGGCGGGTTTTACAGTCTAATCACGGGCTTCCTGACGAGGCAATTGTATGTTTTGCCAATACCGGGAAAGAGGAAGAAGCGACTCTAGAGTTTGTTAGGGATTGCTCAGTTAACTGGAATGTCCCGATCCATTGGGTTGAGTATCGGGCTAACGATCTTGGGTTTGAGGAGGTTTCGTTTGAAACAGCTAGCAGAAACGGTGAACCTTTTGAGCAGCTAATCCTTAAGAAAAAGTACCTACCTAATCCAGTTACTCGGTTTTGCACCATAGAAATGAAAATCAGGGCAATCCATAAATTGCTTAAAAGCAAAGGATGGAAGCATAACGAAAACATGGATTGGGTCGGTATTAGGGCTGATGAGCCTAGACGGGCTGCAAAGATTGCTAGGGAAAGGTTGCCGCTAGTTACTGCTGGCATAACGGCAAAAGACGTAGGAAAGTTCTGGTCTGAGCAGCCTTTCGACTTGGGATTGCCTAACGTCAATGGGAAGACGCTTCACGGTAACTGTGACTTGTGTTTCCTTAAAGGTGCTGGTCAGACCTTGAGCCTAATCGCTGAGAAGCCGGAACGGGCTATCTGGTGGGCTAGGATGGAAACGCTAGTGCAGACGAGCGATAAGAGTTTTGGTGACGGAGCTAGGTTCAGAAAAGACCGTCCGAGTTACAAAGAAATGATGAACTATGCCCAGAAGCAAACAGACTTTTTCGGCATGGATGAGGAATCAATAGCCTGTTTTTGTGGAGATTAAGATGGTCGGAGACTTACTAAACAAGCTGGAAAAGGTTAAAGGCTCAAAAGGTCGTTGGGTAGCTTGCTGTCCTGCTCACGTTGACAGATCACCAAGCCTTGCCATAACGGAAACTGATGACGGTCGAATCCTGCTCAAGTGTTTTGCCGGATGTAGTGCCTACGAAATTGTAAAAGCTGTCGGAATGGACTTGACAGACCTGTTTCCTAACGACAACAATCTAAGTTCCCTTAAGGAAAAACATTTTAATAAAGCAGTACGCAGACCGTTTTACGCATCAGACCTGCTGAAAATAATCCAATTTGAAGCCCTTCTAACGTCCGTAGCGGCGTTTGATTTGAGTCAGGGTAGGCAGGTATCAGAAGTAGACAGAAAACGGCTTAAAACCGCTGTATCCAGAATCAACGAAGCCGTTAGTTACATCTAGGTGAAGCAATGACGATTGAGCTAGCGAGAGGAGAGGCTGAGGAGCTGCTGAATATTTTACGGATGGTGTACTCGAATCACGAACTAACGAAGACCATTAGTAATCGGCTAGCCGGAGATGTGCTGATTGAGTTCCCACCTGAGCCTGTAGAGGAAAAGCCTATTGCAGAGTGGAAAGAACTGTCTACGGCAGAGATCAAGACACTTTGGAACGTAACGAAGAAACCTAGTGAATTTGCCAGTTTACTTCTGGCTAAAGTAAAGGAGAAGAACTATGACTGACATGGTGAATCATCCACCGCATTACAACACAGGCGGGATCGAGGCGATTGACTACATTGAAGCCAAGCAGTTGGATTTTCATCTTGGGAACGCAGTCAAGTACATCAGCAGAGCCGAACACAAGGGAACGTATACGCAAGATTTAAAAAAAGCGATATGGTATTTGAATCGTGCCATTGAAGCTAAGGAGAAGAACACATGAGTCTTGAGGCAAGAGCGATAGAACTAGACGAGGCTAGGAAGGCTCGAATCCTAAAGTCAGAAAGTATTGACGTAGATAAGTATCTACATTCAAACGATGTAACGATACGGGTCAAGAAGGCTTCTGACTGGTTAGATTCCATCAAAGAGGCTTACCTATCGGAAACGGTAGAGAAGAAAGTCGTTATGCCTTGGCCTAAGACGCATGATTCTTTTGCCTATCGTGAGGGTGAGGTAACTGTCTACGCTGGTTCTAACGGTGGTGGTAAGTCGCTTATCACGGGTCAGATAGCGTTGAGTCTGGTCAAGCAGGGTCAGTCAGTCTGCATAGCATCGTTTGAGATGAAGCCTGAGAGGACGCTACAGAGGATGTTAAGACAGTTCTCAGGGGAATCTTTGGATGATCCGTTGACTCACGACAGGGCAGGATTTATTACGAAGATGGTTGACCGGATGGACAAGTTTCTATCCGACAAGATGTACTTGTACGACCAGCAGGGAACTACATCACCGGAGAAGGTGATTGCTATGTCGAGATACTGCGCTGTAGAGCTAAAGGTCAAGCACATCGTTATCGACAGCCTGATGAAGTGCGTCAAGAACGAGGATGACTTTAACGGTCAGAAATCTTTTATCGACGAGCTAACGGCACTCGCTAGGGATCATAACGTACACATCCACCTAGTCCACCATATCAGGAAGCAGCAGTCGGATGAGACACAGCCGAATAAGAACGACCTGAAAGGGTCAGGGAGTATCTCGGATCAGGTGGATAACGTCTTTTTGGTCTGGAGAAATAAGAAGAAGGAAAACCAGAAGAATCGGGGTGAAGTGATAGACGAGACTCAGCCGGATACCTACCTTATGTGCGAGAAGCAGAGGAATGGTGACGGTCAGGAATGGTATGGACTTTGGTACGACAGTCTGAGTCAGCAGTTTGTGGAGAGGATAGGAGCGAGGATTGACTTTGATAACCGAGGAAGTTTTAAGGCATAGGGCTGAAGTCCGTCAGGTTCTGGCTTGGCGTACTGAAGACAGGGGCAAGGCAATGGACTATCTGGCTAGGGTCAAGGGTGAAAGGCGGGATAGGCTAGAAAAGGATTGCCGAGACCAATGGGAGCGTGGAAACCGTGGCAAATGGGGGGATTGGCGTGGTCTATAAACGGGTGGATTCAAATCAAGTCCAGATTGTTAAAGAGCTAAGACGCTTGGGGATGGAAGTCGAGCATCTTCACGGGGTAGGAAAGGGATGCCCGGATATTTTGGTGGGATACCGTGGCAAGAACGTCCTTCTGGAGATAAAGCGGGACGATAAGGCCAAGCTAACCCCGGATCAGGTGCTATGGCATCACTCATGGAAAGGTCAGGTAGCTGTTGTCACTAACGTAATTGACGCAGTTAAAGCGGTAAAAGAGGTTTGTAGGCTTGACTGATACCGTCCGAATAGGTACTATGGTTTCGTCTATGTGACGGCGTAGATGAGCTAAAGCCCTTAAAGCTTTGGTTTTCCTCCCTTAAGTGGGAAACGTGCCGTCACACGTGGAAAGCCAAGACTTTAGGGGCTTTTTTGCGTTTAGACCGTACTGGTCGCGTTAGAAATGAACCCATGTTCGGGGTTGCTGCCAAGGAAACCGAGTGCGCTTTATTGACAGGACGGCGCAGCAGACTTGCTACAGGTACTTGCACGAACAAGGCAGAACGGTTGATATACGGATGAGCCACGATACGGTTGCCTTGGAAGATGAATGTAGCCCCGAGAGGGATTAGCCAGTGTGGGAAGTGGGTAAAGATCAACCCCTCGTCCTGTCCTATCGCCTAATGTAAATAGTATTAAGCTATGGCAATACGTTAGCCTATAGAAATAAATGTATTTACGCAAAGCAATAGATTATTTAGGATTTGTTTGTACCGACTTGGTACTAACTAGGGGAGCAACATGGAATCAATCAAAATCGAAGGTGTAGAGCAGCATCAAGGCATTTACGTTGACACCATAGGCGAGGATGTCTGGGTCAACATCATAGTCCGCAACGGTAGTGCCAATCTCTGCATAACGCCAGAGAACGCAGAGAAGTTAATCGAGGCAATCCGAGTCGCTATCGTAGAGGCATCCCATGAAGATTGATCCATACGAGGCAATCGATTTTATTTTTAACAACTCTACGGCTTACGCTGAGGCTAAGGCTGAGGTAACGTACCTTGAGGAGTTTCGTAAGAGCAAGAAGGCGATCTTATTCTCACAGGCTATCGGGAATACGGTAGCTGATCGTGAAAATCAGGCCTACGCTCATCCAGAGTATCAAACTGTATTAGATGGCCTTAGAGATGCTGTAGCGGTTGCTGAGGCATTGAGGTGGAAACTTATATCCAAGCAAGCCACAATCGACGTATGGCGGTCTCAGGAGGCTTCTAATCGGGCTATGGACAGAAACACTCAATAGGGGATAGACATGGAATACACAATACCAGACGATAGCAATTTGGCACAATGTGAGTGGTGCGGTTGGGTAGTAGACTGGGATGAGGTTCCGAGGGCTAGGGACTTATCCGGGGAAATCGTTACCTGCTGCGAGGAATGTAACGAGGGCGAGTCGTTTGTAAATTATCCGTCTAAGAGGTTTGCGCTTGCGGAAAAAAGAACGTGAATTCTTATCCGAGATTGCTGACATAGGTTGCATATTATGTTACAAACTTGGATACGCAGGTACTCCTGCTGAGATTCATCAT